GGAGCTTCGCTTCGAGCGCGGAGCGTGGAGAACGGCGGCAGGGAGCCCCGGCGACGTAAAGAGCGTGACTCATACAACGCTTGCGCTCGCCAAGCAATACAACCCCGGTTGGGAGGTTCTCGGGTTTGGCGACGAAGCTCAACGAGGCCGGCTTATTGGTCAGGCAGCCAAGGACCCCGGAGCTACTCCAATTGCTTCATTCACAACGACTTCGGGGATTACTCCTCGCGCAGCCGGTGATGTGGCCGGTGAAGAGACTCACGTTCTTATCAGCGCCGAACACGAGCCGCACGTCCATTTGACGGGCATTTTGGCACCGGGAGACCCGAACGGTATGCGGTTTCACCGGTCCGACGACGGCGACGTTCTGGCAATCCCTGCCCCAGTCCCGCCGAATTACGTTACTCTCTCCGGGGATAACCGGACTTCGGTAGCCGGCACCAGCGGACCGGGCGGCGCAGGTCAGGCGTCGATTACGAGCGGTCAGCTACTCAAAACGGTAGCGCCAACGTATTGCGGCACGGCGGATGCTCACAACAACTTGCCTCAGACCCTTTTCTTGTGGACGCTCTATAAACTCTAAGGGCTTGACATGGGGCTGAAAGTGTGGACTTTAGATAGGATGACAGCCCCCCATCAGATTGTTGACAATTTTCTCGCTGACCCAGACTCCTATCGCGCCAAGGCGTTGACTCAGGAGTTCTACGAAATAAGGGGACCAGACGGCGGGATTTACAAAAACATCAGCGTCCGTCCGACGAAGGAACACAAGGCGGAAATCGAGGCCGCAATTGGAAGGCCAATCGAACAGGACTACAGCTTCTTGCGGTATGCGATTTACGGAACTCCGCTGAATCATTTGATTCACGCTGACTCCGGTCTCGCGCCGTTCGCGTGTGTGTTGTATCTGAACACGGACGACCAGATTCCGGAAGGGAGCGGAACAGCGTTCTACCAACATCGAAAGCTGAAATACGAACAGGTCCCCAGCGTCGAACAAGTTCGAGCCGCCGGAAAATCTCCCAAGCGAGTTTGGGAAATCCTCGAAGCTAGTTGGGGCGACGTGGACGCATGGAAGGAAACCTGCCGGGTTCCGATGAAATACAACCGGGCTGTCATTTTCGAGACGACCAATTTTCACAGCCGGCTTCCGCTCGACGCGTTCGGAAATACGCTTGAGGATTCACGTTTGATTTTCGTAAGTTTTTTCCGCGCATGAAAAGATTGACCGTCGAAGAGCTTCCTCGCCTGCGTCACATCGGGCGCGAATTCACAAAGGCTGCCAAGCGAAGGCACCCCTTCAACGAGCAGTATTTCGAGGCGATTTGGACGACCCTTCTCACCACGAACATTGGGACGATTTTTTACGAGGAAGACGAGGACAAAAAAGTCATCGCAGTCATCGCCAGTGTGTATAATCCCGACATGTTCTCAGGGATGCTCACGGCGGCGGAGACGTTCTGGTTTCTTCTTCCCGAAGCTCGCGGCCAGCATTTGTCGGTTCAACTTCTCGACGCGTTCGAGACCGAAGCAAAGGCCCGAGGCTGCGAAGACATTTTGATGGTTTGTCTTTCCGAACTCTCCCCCGAGATAGTCGGTGCAATTTATACCCGTCGTGGATACACCCCGGCGGAAGTCATCTATCTGAAAGAACTGTAATATGGGGATTGTAACTTCGCTCGTTGTGACCGCTGCGGTGGTCGCAGGCAGCGCATATCTTAAAGGGCAGGCTGCCAAGAAGGCCGGAGAAGCGCAAAAAAACGCTCTCGCGGACCAAGAGAAAATTCTTCAGCAAAAGCTTGACCCCGCCGCGTTGAATCGTCTCGCTCAGACGATGGACCGGGAGCGCGCACTCAGCCGACGAGCCCTTCAGGAAGAGATTGACCCGGAACTCGCGGAGCTTCGCCAGAAGGGCAAAGAGGAACTCCTCAAGGAATTCGGCACGCCCGATTCCAGCCGACAGACGACTCAGGTCGCCAACCAGCTTTTCCAAGAGAACATCACGGCGGACCCCCGCATTGAAGCTCTCAAGGACTCCATTATCAACAAGGCGCAGTCCGACCTCGATGCCGGCGCGACTCTCCCTCCCGAATATCAGGCGGAGCTTGTTCGTTCCGGTCTTTCGACTGGCGCGGGTTCCGGCGTCGGCGTCAGCCGAAATCAAGTCGGTGGAGTGACGGCTCGTTTGCTCGGCAGCGCGGGAATCCAACTCGGACAACAGCGCGTGGCCGAGGCTCAGCAACTCACCAACACCGCGCAGAATCTCACCAACGCGAGGGCCAGTATTTTGTCGTCTATTTTTCCGACCGTCAAGGCGACAGAGGACGCAAAAATCGCTCGTGCTGCCGGAGCTTTTCAACTCGGCGAATCCACTCTTCCTCAGTCGGGACTTTCCGGCAGCGATGCTGTCAATCTCGAAGTCGCCCGGCGCAATGCGCAGGTTGCCGCGAAGGGTAAGAAAGGTGAAATCAGCGCGAACCTCGCGATTGCCAAGGGCAACGAACAAGCTGGATATCTCTCCGCAATCGGAAGCGCAGCTTCAGGTGCAGCCGGCGCAATCGGCGGAGCGGGAGGAGTAGCAGGCGGAGCCGGCGGAGCACCGAATATGGGCGTCAGCCAAGCGGCATTCGGACGACAGAGCGGAGTTGGAACGGTTCCCGTAGTGGGTTCTGATTTCGGCGGAGCGAACATTCAGTTCGACCCGGTCTCGGGCAAATACATTGACTTGGGTCAGCCCGGATACCGGTCTCCTCGTCAGCAAGCACTCTTCAATCAAATTTCCGCCGGTTACATCTGATTTTTATGGCTGACCAGTATCAACCGATTAACGTCAACACGGGGTCTGCGCAGTCCGCGATTCAAGGCACTCAGAACGTCACGCCGAATCTCGAAGGCTTGATGCAGGGCATCCAGTCCGGATTTATTTCCGCTGACGATATCCGCAAGCGCGTGGCCAACGGTCCGCTCGAAGCGGCCACTCGTGCTTCCGACTTGGCCGACGTGCAACAGATTCGTCCGTTGCAACGTGAGGCGGCAACCGCGCAGCTTCAGAATGTTCAGGCCAAAGAAAAATTCGAGGCCGAGTCACTCCCGATTTTGAACGACATCAAACGGGAGCAACTCAAGAACGAATATCAGAACGTGCTTCAACACGGAGTTCCGGATGCTGTCCTCAAAGCATTCAATTCGACGGTGCCCGGATTCATCCCCTACGATAACGCCAAACTTTTTCCGAAGACCGGCGGAGTCGATACCGCTTACGCGCTCGAACTTATGGGCAAGGCTTTTGAAAAGGCCGAGAAGCTCAAGCTTCAAGCGAAATTCACCGGACCCGTCAAGCAGACAGTGACCGGGCCGAAGGGTGAAGTTGCCGAGACGACTACCATCATGAATCAGTTGACCGGCCAGCCTGTCGGCGTTCCGATTGCGACGGACACCAAAGCGGCCAATACCGCCGAAGCTGCCAAGGTTCAGAATCAAACCGCCGAAGGTTTCCGAAAAGAATTTTATCAGGCCGACACAGTTCAGGCGCTTAATAAGGTTGACGCCGCCGTGAATAAAATCCGGTTATCGGCCACAACGGATTCAACTCCGTTCCAAGACATGTCCTCGATTTTCGGGTTCATGAAAGTGCTGGACCCCGGCTCCACGGTTCGTGAAGGCGAGTATGCGACGGTGGAAAAAAGTCGTGGCTGGCCGGAAGCTTTTCGCGCTTACTACAATAAGGCCCGTGAAGGTATCAAACTGACTCCGGAACAGAAGACGCAACTCCTCGCTTCGGCTGAGCAGAATTATCAAGGTCAGTTGGCCACAGCGGCTCCGTCGATTCGTCAGTTCCTCGAACTGGAATCCAAAAACGGATTCACGCCGGGCACCATCGTCCCCGTCGAGTTTGCGGTGAAATTGCAAACAGCCTCGCCGGCTCCTCCGCCCGCGCCAGCCGCGCCCGGAGCACCAGCGGTTTCGCCGGTTGCGAATGCCCCGACGGTTCAGACTCCGGCAGAAGCCAGCGGATTACCGGCGCACATTCAGTTTTTCAAAACTCCGACGGGACAGTTGAAGGTGAACCCTAATTATCGTCCATAATGGCAACTCCCAACGACCCGATTCAGCCTCTCGGATTAGTCGGACAGACTCCGCAACCGATTCCCGTAATTGGAACCGTCGCGCCGACTCCCAAACCGTTTTATGGCGGCACGGAATTCGAGCCGATTCCTGTTGCTCCTTCGACCCTCAAGCCAATCAATCCCGAGGCGCGGGAATTGGTCCCGTATCCCGCAGACCCCTTTGCGCAGTTCGAGGACGCCCCCGCAAATTTTGACCAGTTCCAAGACGCTCCTGCGGCTCCCGATGCTTTTGCAAGTTTCAAAAACGCGGACGACCTCGATACTCGCTCCGTCGATGAACTAAATCTCGACCGGGAGAAGTTCAATCCCGTCACGTATTTTTCGGAGAATCCGGATGCCGCAAACGACCCTGCGAAGCTGGCGAAACTTCTTGCTGTCTATCGCAAGCGTCGCGAAGAAGGTTTGAAAGCTGGCGAAGTTGCCAAAGCGGCTGTCAAGGAAACGCCCGGACTCGTCAAGAATATTCTCGGGGGCGTGAAACGTCTCGGGGAGCGCGCCATTGATGTAACGGTTCAGCCGATTGCCAACGTTATTCTCGGCACTCTGACAGGAGACCTTTTCGACAATCAGAAACGGGACGCTCTTTTCAATGAGACGAGCAAAGTTGTCCGCAAAGGCGTGGGCGAAGTCGCTGCCGGTTCTGAGTCCGCAACCGTTGGTTTGGTTGACCTGACTCGTCAAGGCGCTCGCAAGTTGCCCCAGTTCGGGAAAGATTATCGAACCGAATTCGAGCCTCTCCCGGAGAAGAAACCTGCGACAGACCAAGAATTATTGCAAGACCTTGCCGACGATGCGTCGTTCCGGCAGACCGCCGCAGAGATTCTGACAGGCCAAGGTGAGGCCGCGAAAAACTTTGGTCTGGACAAAGAGTCCTTGGCCAAGGAAGGAATTGAACTCGACGAGAAGGCAATTGAGCAACTGAGCTTGGTTGACCCGATTACGATGGTCGCAACCGCAGGCGCGTTTAAACTCGTAGGCGTCGGTGGGAAGATTTTGGGCACAGCGCGCACTCTTGAAGGTGCGAAGAAAATTACCGAGAAGCTCGCAGGTATCGCAAAACTTTCCGCTGGCAAAACGGTTCAGGCTGGCGGCAAAGTCGTCGGCGGCACCGGCAAACTTTTGAAGGGGAGTGGAGCAGGTCTCGGAACTATCGCAGGAATTTCTACCGCTGTTTCTGGCGGAGGAATCACCCCGGCGTTACTCGTCGGAGGGGGAGCCCGACTTGTCGGCCCGGCGATGCGGAAAGTCGGACCGGCAATCGAACACGCCGGCAAAGCAATCGCGGGCGAAGTTCCGGTATCCGCGTCACTGCAAAAAGTCATAGACTACGCAAAGATTCCGGGCCGCGCAGCCGCCGAAGTCGGCAAAGGCGCGTTCACCGGTATCGCTGCCGCCGCCCCGTTCGCCGTCATGGCAGACGAAGACGCAACCGCAGGCGCGCTATTCGGCGCTGGCGCAGCGTTAGGAGCCGGCCATGCCACAGGAGCAGGGGCTTTCCGAGTGGTGAAGCAAGGGGCTTCGCGCCGTTATTTCGGCGAGAATCGTCCTGTTCTCGAAGACGTTCCGTCGCCGGGTTATGGCAAAGACGCGGCTCTCGATTCTGCACACGAATCGAACATCCAAAAACTCTCTGCACAAGATGCAGCGGAACTGAACAATTTTCGCGAGGCTCTCCGTCAGCAAGGCGGCGAAATTTACGCGCTCGACCGACCAACGTTCCGTCAGAAGCTTTCGGAGGTTTTTCCGGATGCGTCGCCAGAGACGTTGGACATTTACGAAAATCACTCGGCCTTTTTCGACCAGAATCTCGGAGACCGAAAAGTCGTCTATCTGAACTCGGACACGACCGGTCTTCAGCACGACGCCGGCCATATTTTTGACGCGATTCTTTCCGACTCGAAACGGAAAGAGCTTCGTGCCGCCGTTGAGCAGGCTTTTACTCCTGAACAGCGTAAGCAGTTTCGGGATACCTATGAACGCCGAGTCGGAAACAAAATCACGGATGAAGCTGCCATCGATGAATTCATCGCTGAGCAGTTCGCCGCGTTGTTCAATAACGTCCCCGTCACCGAACTTGCCGCTCCGAAAAGTCTCCTGACGAAGTTCATCGACACGGTTGCCGAAGGAGCCGAAGCACTCGGCATCGACGTGAGCGCCGGAGCTACGTCTCCCGAACTCGGGGCACCGGTTGCCGTCGGAATCCGTAAGCTTTTCCAGAATGCCGCCGGAGACGTAATACGGGCGAACATCGAAGGCGTTCCGCCGTCGAATGTCGTTCCTCTGTTCCCGGAGAAGCCCGCAACGCCCGTCACTCCTCCGACTGCGCCGCCCGCGACTCCTACTCCGCCGGCCAACGTTACGCCGCTTCCGACGGGCCGCAACATCCGCGTTACGCCGGAGCAAGTCAGCGCCTTTTCGAGCACGGCTCCTGAAGCTCGCGCCGCTGCCGCTGCCCGTGCCGCTGAAACCGGCGTGGACTACGCTCGCACCGAAGCCAAAAAGAACGAAGGCTCGCCGACTTCCAAAATCATTGAACAGATTTCCGATTCGATGGAGACGGGGAACCCCGTGCTTGGCATCGAACATCTCGGAATCACCAGCGAGAGCACCCCAGCCGCTCCCGCAGGCCGCACGACTCGCCGGGGCGAACAAGCCGCCGGTTATACCGCGCTCGAAGCCGCGCAACTCGACGTGCGCCAGAACGCGCCGCCGGAAATCGTTTCCCAGCACAGCAAAAACTTCGTCCCGGTCCGATGGACCAATCAAGGCGGAACCCCGACCCTGATTGCAATGTCGCTCGACAAAGTGATTTCTAATATCCTGAAGGTTGCCGCTGACCCGAAGGCCAAGGACTTGATTCCGTATCCCGTCGAGAACGGGAAACTGACGGCGCAGGGTTGGCGCGAAGTTGTCGCCGACGCGCAAGCGTATTCGGAGAATCAAGCCAACGGTCGCAAAGGGGACGGTGGTCGTCTCGAAGTTCCGGAAACAGGTCTGTCGATTCCGGTGGAGAATCCTACCTACACGCCAAAGCCTCTTTCTCCCGAGCGGGCGAATTTTCAGAACCTCGTTCAAGGTCTCGCCCCGCCGAGGACTGCGCGCACAAGCGGCACACAAATCCCCGGCAACGTCAAAGGACAAATTCTCGCTGAGGCGAATCGGCGAGCCGTCGAACTGCCGGTCAATATTCCTGCCAAGTCGGCGGGCAAGCAAGCCTTTGTCGATTTCCCTCCCCGCGTAGTGCAGGAAGTGAACCCGCTCCGCAATGCACTTGAGGCTCGCGGCGTCAAAACTCGCGAACTGATTGAAGTCACCGAACGGATTCGCGCTCAAGATATCGTCAGTGCGACTCCTCGTCCTGAAGTAGCGTATCGTGCCCCAGTCACGGACGTTATTCGCGGCGGATTTTTGCCGAATCCCGAGGAATTCAAAGCGAAAACCTTGCAGGGACAGACCGTCGATGAATTCGCTCGTAAAGTCATCTCCGCTACTCCTGAAGAATGGAAAGCGGCAACGGATAATATGACCGGCGGGCTTACTGGCGGAGCGTGGAATCTCGGACTCGGATTGACCGACCCTACCGACGTTCCAAAATTATTGTCGTATCACAAACAACTTTCAGACGCTTCTAGGACCGCGATGTTGGCCGGAGAGTTCGATTCCGCAATGTCCATTGTCGCACGAGGTCAATTTTTTCGTGAGGCTTACGAGGCCGCGACAGGAACCGGAAGCGCAAAAACCGCTTTTGAAAAGGGTCGTCTCGGAGACCCTAATGCGGCTCCGCCATTTCCGTTCGCGGAAAAAACCAAAGCGACGGCTGCGACAAGCGGCGACACGACGATTATCAACATCGGCGAGACGGGACAATTCCTTCCTGCCGAGGAATTATTTCCGGCTGCTCCCGAATCGGCTGAGCCCGAGCTTCGAGTCGCAACCACAGCGCGCCCGGCCCGTCCGCTCAACTTTCCGCCGACTCGTCAGCCTCTCATTCCGCCGCCGGTTGCTGCGGGCTTTCTCCCTGCTACAGAATCCGAAAAAGATTTTCAAACCGAAAAGAAATTTGCGGAAGACTATTTGAAAGGCGAAGTCGAGTTTAAAGACATCCCCTACCTTAAAGACTACGAAGATTCAGTGGCCAAAGAGTCGAAACTCCTGCCCCCAAACTCGAAGGTAGCTTTTATCGGTTCCGGACCGGTGCCAATCTCTCCGATTCTTTTGGAGCGAGCCGGTCATAAAGTCACCGGGTTAGATTCTTCACCTGAAGCTATTGACCTTGGAAAGAAAGTTGCGGGGAAAAGCGGCGACAAGATTTCTTTAGAACATGCTGCCGGGGAAGGTTTCGATTTCTCCAAATTCGACGCTGCCTTCGTATCTTTAGAAGCTGGCAAAACTCCTTCGGAACGACAAGCGGTTTTTGATAAGTTGTCCTCCCTTCCTGAAGGAGCCCGAGTGCTAGTTCGTCGGTCTAAGACTCCTGATTTTTCAGAGGCCGCATTTTCTGTTCCGGGTTTTAAAGAATTGGGTAGAACAGACGTATTCGGGGGGCTCAGCGAAACTGTAGCTTTCGAGAAAACTTCCCCTAGCACTGTTGAGGACGCCGCCGGATTCCTACCGAAGAAAGTGGCTCAAGAAACGATTCCTCCGGAGGACATTCAGAGGTTCAAAAATCGTTTGATTTCTGATATGGGCAATAAGACAATCATCACTATCCCAGAGGGAATCTCACAGGATTTCGTGAAGAATCTTACGCCCGAAGATTTCCCGCAACACGAGGGAAAAAACTCGACTGAGACAGAAGTCCGAATCGTAAAGGCGAACGGAAAACAAAAATCCACTACGTTATATGGAGTAGGAGAGGACTTCATTCGAGACCTGAAGGGGCTTGTTGGAGTCAAAACGACTACGGAATTATCGAAGAAAGAATTTTTCGCTGCCGAGCCTCCCAAGACTTTTTCAGCCGAGGAAGCGTCGAAGTCCATTGCCGAGGGGCGCGGATATACGGCTCCAATGGCGGTAACTAAAGGACGAAATTTAGAGGGTTCAGGATGGTTATTTCGGGATGGTAAAGCAATTGAAGTCGAGGCGGGAGAATATCACGACGATACTGTCAATGGACTCAATGCGGCGGGTAGAGTGGATGCCCGTAACCCGGAAACTTTTCAGTCAGAAACCGGAGCTATCCGACTTGGAACTACGGCAAGTAGCCGGGCGATTACCGATTACGGAAATGCTGATTTGGGCATCTCCCTGTCTCGAAAACCCTCTGGTCCGCAGCGAATCGAAATTATCGAACTCCTTAAAAATTTAAGTGCAGAAGAAGGGAACCCGTATTTCAATCGTGTGTCAATCGACATCACAACGGAAGACGGAAACATTTATGGGGGCCGAAATTTTCGCTACCCAGAACAACGGGGCGAAATTGCCCGGTTTTTGACTGACCCCTTCTCGAAAGAGTTCGAGGCAGAAGCCGGAGGAGCGTTCCTTCCCCGCACCGAAGCGGGCCGCAAACTCGAAGAGCGCGGTTTTGAAATCGAGTCAACCGGACAACTCGGAATCCGCCGCGTCGCCGTCCGAAAAGACGGTGAAGAAGTCGCCGTGATTCAATCGGTGCAACGTTCGCCCGAGCGCGCTGAAATCGCGATGGTTCAGAAATACGCAGGCGCTCCCAAAGGCGTCGGTGAAGTTCTTTATCGCGAACTCGGTTCACAGCTTCAGGCGGACGGCGTCAAGCTCGTCGAAGGCAATGTGATTTCTCCGGAGCCGCTCGCGATTCGTCGCAAGGTTTTCGGAGAATTCAAATCACTTGACGTGAATGCCGAACCGGCAACCTACGAACAAGCTTTGGCCACAGCGGAGCGCATCCGCAATCAGACCGAGCGCGAAGTTGCCGCTATCGAGCCGGTGAGTGAAATTTCTAGTGAAGTCCGATTCCTTCCGAAAGTGAAGCGAGATTCGCAAGGTCGCCCTCTCGACAAGGAAGGAAACATCGACTATGCCCGTTGGCAAAAGGAAGGTATTGCTGCTCGAAAGAAGCGGGAAGCTGAGCCCATCGCCGCTGTCGCCCCTCGCGGCCCGGTAAGTGCCGAAGCTGGTAATGCAACAGGATGGATTTTGCCGGACAAGAAATTCGTTCCTCTCGAAAGTGCATATCACGAACAATATCTTGCGGATAATTCGGAAGTGTTGAACAAGAAATTCAATACCAATTTTTCGGATGTGTCTTCTCCGGACGACCGACTCGCGGCCCTCAATGCGGGTTTCATTCGACTCCGCAATCAAAACGGACGGCTCACGGTTGAAGCGAACGCCGGGAAGTGGTCCTCACTCAAATCTCAAGTCCTCCGCACGTTGCAAGACCGAGAAGGCGCGATTGATTCATTGTCCCTTTCGCTCCTCAACGACAGTGGTCAGCAAGTCGATTCAACTTCGGCTTCCCGGTTGCACGAAATGGACGCCGCAGAACGTATGGACGCAATCGCTGACGCCGTCGGGACTCTCCGTTCAAGCGGTGCCCGGTTCCTTCCAACTGAGGAAGGACTCCCCGGCATCGGAATTCCTTCCGTCGAAGAGGCCGGACGGCTGCGTGCCAAACGTCGAATCGCCACGGTGAAGAAGAATAATCCCGAGGCTGTTCTTCCGCAATACGCCAGAGACGAAGCCGGCGAGATTATCATCAAGCCCGACGGAACTCCGAAGGCACTCACGCTAGATTATGACCTCGTGAATTCTCCGGTTGCCAAGGAAGCGGCAAAGGGTCTCAAAGGTGCGGCCCGTGAAGAGGCAGCGGGGAAAGCACTCGGCGAAAAACTGGCGAAGCTCCACAAGAGCGTTGAGAAGAATCCGGATATCATCGCCGGAGCCAAGTGGTATTCGACGGCACGCACGCGACTGAAAAAAATGTTCGGCGATGACGCCAAACTTTTCGCGGAACTTCTCGGCGCAACGAGCGCCCGGACGCCCGTCGAAACGAACTACCGTTTTGCGCTCGACGCTTACAATCAGTTCAAGGCCGGCGCATTCGACAAGACGCTTGCGAAGTATCGCGAAGGAAAGAACAAGTGGGAAGCTGGCGACATCGACGACTTTTTGAAAGCCACGAAGGCCGAAGAGCCGACGAGGGGACAGTTCATCGACTGGTGGGTCAAAGAGCACGACTTAGGTGTCACGCAGGCGAGCGGGAAAAAATACGGGATGAATTCCCGCGCTGTTCTGCGCGTTCTTGACGGCTCTTGGGCCGCAGAAGTGCAAGGCCCGAAGACTCCAAATTTTGCAGGCAACCTGACTGGGGAAACCTTCGAGGCGACGATTGACGTTTGGGCAGCCCGTCTGCTTCACCGTCTCGCGAGCGAAGGCGGTAAAGACCGTTGGCGCATCCTGCCCGAGAACGAAACAGGCGTGACCGACGCAGATTTTTATCTCGGTCAAGCGGCATACCGAAACGCGGCAAAACAAATCGGCATCAAGCCGGACGCCCTTCAGGCAATCCTTTGGTTCGCCGAAAAAGAACACTGGGAAAAGAATGGCTGGACTCGTGGAGCCGGCGCGGAAAAGTCTGACTTCAACGTGTTGCTCGCCGAAACCGAACGCACACCCGAGGGCAAACTTCAAATGAAGACTCCGCAGATTGGCCTTGACTTTGGAGCATCTTTGGAGAATATTGTCAAGAAGAAGCGATGATATGGCCGAAGAAACGTTTAAACCAGTAACCGAAAAATCCTTGGGATTGACTCCCGAGGAAATCCGAGACCTTGTGAAAGGTGCTCAAAAATATTTGCCCCCTCAGACTGAGGACGGCGAGCCGATTCCGACAGACACCGCAAAATAACTTATGGCCCTCACCGCAGATTCCATCGCCGACCAATCGTCAACCGTTCCCGCTAACGCCGAGGAGGACAAGGGTCCTCAAATCCCGACGGAAGTCCTCGAACTGCCCATCATGCGCGGGTTACTCGAAGGCGCTCCCGCCGCCGTGTGGGCACCCATCGGGACCAAGGGTCCGGAAATCGCCACGGTGCTGAAACACGGCCCGGAGCTTATCAAGGCCGGGTTTGGGTTCTATCGTGACGAAAAATCGAAGCTGGACCTTTTCTTCAACCGCCGGTTCATCACCCCGGAGTTGATTGAGGCTGCCGCCAAGAAGGGGAAGCTTAAGGAAGTGGCGTCGCCGCTCGCAGAAGTCTCAGCCGCCATCAATGGAGCCGTAGGCGAACCCGCAGGAGTCGTGGAACCGGGCGGCGCTGGCGCTGTAGGCCCCGTGGGCGCGTCGGGACCGTCAATCTTGGCCGAGACGCCCGTGAACACCGCTCGCCTCAACAACCTTCAACCCGGCTCGCCGACGAGTGGTCCCCAGCCCGGCGCGGGGCGCGTTCTCAACAATATCATCAAGCCGACGATTTGAGCCGGCTCTTTACGTTACGCGGCCAGTTCTTATTCAGCCCCTTCGGGTCGTTCTTGGAACCGACAGGAGCATAAACCGCGCCAAGGTAATCAATAAAGTCCCCCGGTTTCCCCGCAGCTTCCCACCGCTCCCAATTCCTTCGGATGGTGTTTAAACACACTGCCCGAGGGTTTTTCGTTTTCACACTCAAAATCCCGTGGCTGACCTTCGCCGCTTTGCCGCCTTCAGCGTGCCAAATGGCGTCGGCAATGCGATTTGCATACTCTTCGGGAATCGGACCCGCCTGCGCCGCGCCGGCCAGCGCCATCATCAAGAGGAGGGTTTTCACTTGTCACCCCCGAGAGTCCCGAAGGCCCGGACGAGGGTCTTCTTCGCCCGCGTGACCGCGACGTAGTAAATATTCGATTCCTCGCCCATGCTGGTGCGATTCTTGAAGGTGTTTTCCACGAGGCAAACCTTGTTCCATTCAAGCCCCTTGGCCTTGTGAACCGAACTGCAAACCACGGCTGGCTTGCGGGCGCTGTCCGAGTCTTCAAATAGGGAGATGATTTTCGTTTCGATGGCAGAGATGCTCGCGCAATCTTCAGAAACCGCCACGAGAGTCATCACTTGGTCCTGAACCTGCTCGCACTTGGACAACATGTGCTTTCCGCCAGCCGCGACGATGCGCGCCGTCTGCTTGCGGCTCCACGCATCCAGCTTCTTGAGAAAATCCGGCACCGACTTGGCGCGGAGCTTGCGGACCATCCCGACAAGCTGCTTGCCGATATCCCGGCCCTCGATGCGCGCCGCCGTCCCCCGGCGGAGGAGGTTCAGGGCGATTCCCATCAGGGGAGCGTTTAAACGGGAGAGGACTGCGTCACCGACGACGAGGCCGGCAACCGCTTCGCTCAAGCCAAGGTCCAGAATCTCGCCTTCCGGCGCGGACGGCGCGGCGGTATAGTCCGAGACGATTTCCTGCGCGATTCCAACGACGAGCTTAGGGCAGCGATAAGTCACCGTGAGCCCGAGCGTCCGAGCGTTAAGGCGTTGCTTCATCAGGTGCATTCCATCCGTAGCGGCACCCCGGAAACCGTAAATCGCCTGCCGGTCGTCGCCGACGACGCAGATTCGGCCTTTGCTGGCGCGTTCCGCCATCAGGAGTTGAGGCATGTTCATATCCTGCGCTTCGTCCACGACAACGAGGTCAAACGAGGGCTTGACCCAGCCGGCGGCGACGGGCAGCCAAACCATGTCGTTGAAGGAAACCCGGTCCATCACGTCGCGCACGAGGGATTCTTTCATCACCGCGAGGGCGAGTTCCGCGACACGGGCCGGCGGGAAATCCTTTTCCATCTCGTCGGAAACGGTGATGTTGCGGGCGTCCGCGATGGAGAGAATTTCGTTCAGGTCCGGAATTCCGACGGTGAGATTTTTGCAGAACCCGACGAGCTTGACGATAGCCGCGCCAACTTCTTCGGGAATCGAGGGAGCGACGTTGACGAGCCGGGCTTGTTCAACAGAGTCGTCAGGGGCGGAGTTGGGCCAAACCTTTTTGATGAAGAGGAACCCGAGAGAATGGAGCGTGCGGACTTCAACGCGCCCGTCGGTGATTTTTTCCTGCGCCTCGCGTTGGTTCTTCTTGTTGAAGACAGCGTAAAGCAGCCGGCCTGTCTCCGGAGCGTGAGAAAAAGACTGCTTGATGGTGGTGGTTTTGCCCGTGCCAGCCCGAGCTTGAACCACGAGGTTTCCGGAGCCGGTCGCGAACCACGAGAAAATCGCGGTCTGCTCTTCGGACCACGGGAGGGAGTTTTCGGACTTGACCGGCGAGGAGGGAGCGACGGTTCCGGCGATGATTGCGTTAGCTTCGTCAGCCTTCGAGGCTGAGATGGTCCAGCACTTGTCAACGCCGTTCCAACGAGCGCCGAGGGCTTTGAGCTTTTCTTTAACCGGGTAAGTATTCCCAACCAGCGAGACGATGTTTTTCTTCATGGTGAAAGATAACACCTTCCCGTCGTTTGTCAACTTTTAATCATCGACGGTGAAACGTATCCGTTTTCATCCAATCGAATTGGATAACGAAATGTTAAAACATCCCCCGGTTTAGGGCCGAGTTCCCCTGTCCACAAAGCAAAGGGAGCCACCGTTTTGATTGATAAATCCCCACGCTTGAAAATGACGGACGCCCAAGTCCCGTCTTCCATCTTACGGATTCCGATTTCATAGGGCGCTGTCAGATAAGCAGGATTCATTCCGGAAGGAAGACCGGCGGAAGCGTGTAAGGGCAACACTCCGTCACCTTGGCGTGTTTCAGTTGAATATCGTAGGTCGCCGTTTTTCCGAATTTTGGATGCACGAGGAAAAAGACTTGCGTCGGGTCAACCGGGCTGAATCCGCCGGCCAGTCCGTAACCGTCGATGCCCGGCCAACCGCCGTTCACGATGAACGAGCCGCGAGCGTGCGGGAGAACGATGGAGCGGTGCAAATGCCCCACGAGATAGTAATCCGGCGACGGCTTGCCATACTTGCCGAAAAGCTGGTTCGTGCTGCTGATAGCGCGCCCGACGGCATGGTTCGGAATCCCGAGCGCCTTGTCGCCGCCTCGAAGGTGGTCTCCGTGGCTCAAATGGAAGAGGAACCCTTGCACGTCGAACAGCGTGAACGGCTGCTTGTCAAGGCTCCACTCCACTGTGCTGATATCTTTGGTGAGCGCCTCAATATACGCCGCGAGGAAAAGGTCAAGATTCGAGTAACGGTTTTCCGTCGGCATCTTGTGTTGATGCCCCCAGCGAGGATGGTTCCCGACGGTGTTGTAAATCCTGACCTTCGGGACGATAGCGGCGACGTTTCGGATGAACTGAGCGAGGGCGTGACCGGCTCCGTAAAACTGCTCGAAAAGCGTCGCGTGCTGGCCGGCTTCGGAACCGTGATTCAGTGCGCCGTGAATCATATCGCCGCCAAGACAGATTACAAGCTCGTCGAGGCGTGTCGTGGTATGGTCTTGAAGAATCGAGGACACGCCATTTTCGAGGAACTTAAGTCGAGCAAGGAAAGTCGGGAAGTTGTATCCGCCAAATCCGAGCGTTTGGTCCGGCGTGATGATTTGACCGACGTGCGTATCGGTCAGGAGCAACACCGCAGACTGGGGCGAGCCACCGGCACGACGGTCCGACGATACGACGAGAGGGCGGGCTTCGTAGCTCTTCGGGGCGAGGTCCTTGGCGAGCCCGACGAGTTGTTCCGTCACGCTGCCGGCCTTGAGGGCTTGCTCATACTTCAATTTGAGCGCCCGGTGCTGCTCTTTCCAGTAGGAACTGTCGGCCTTGGTTTTGTCTTCGACGAAGGTAGTAGGGGCCGGAGGAATCGCCGCCGGAGTTTTGACGCCGAGACGTTGCCGCTTTCCACGGACAGCGGCTTCGCTGAGATTGAGGGCAAGCGCAGCATTCTTATGGGATAGGTTGCCCTTGAGA